AGTTAAATTTTACCCTCAGCCTTCAATTTTTTATATTGTTCTCTGTGGGCTGGCCTAGTCATATCTAAGTCAGATATGTCTAAACGCTCTGTTTTAATAGTTCCGCCAACGCTACTTGTTGAACCTGTGCCTGATTGGCTAGGTGCCGCAAAGTGTGGGTTAGTAGTAAGAAATTCAGAAACCAAGTCTTTTACTTGCATTTGAGAACCGTTATCTAAATAAGCAGGTGTGCCATTTGTATCGACAACCTCTGCTTCTCCTTGTTCGTTCAAACGAACTCGATTCTTTAACAAGTCAGCAACTTGATTGGGAGCAACTGATTTCAATGAGGCTGCTGAATTCAATAACGCACCATCTACTTTCTCTCGTTTTAGTGTTGTTTCTAAATCACCAATACGATTTTGAAACTTCTCTGCTTGTTCTTTAATTATCTTATCGAACTCGCCTCTCTGTTTCTGTTGTTCCAAATTACGCTCTTCCTCTTGTGTCTGCCAATTTTTGTATTGGTCAACATCAATTCCATCAAACTTTTTACGTTCTCGGCTGATTCTGTCCGCTACAATACGATTAACTTCTTCTTGGGAAAAGCCCTTACTTTCTTTACTATCCAGAGTATTAGATTGTGGAGCCTCTGTTGCTACCATGTCCTGATTGATATTATCTTCAGTATTCATTTTAATTTTCCTCATTGAGTGATACCTTGCTATGCAAGTTTAATTGTTTACGTAAACATTTTCGTTCACATATGTATTTATGCTTTCTGGCAGAGTATAATATCTGACTTAAAGTAAACAATATTTCTTCTGAAGAAACCTTTTTGTATGGTTTTAACGAAAAACCCTCAAAACTTGACAGATATCGAATATGTGTTATAATAGTAGTTGAAATAGAGAAACAAACTTTAATCAAATAGGAGATATAATATGTTTAGAGAAGAAGGTAAAGGAAAAATGATATTAGAATTATCAGGTGGCAAAATTAGAATGACTAATCACGATGGGAAATTCATAAAGTCTTGGGATGCCGCTGATGGGGATTGGAACGCAGTGTTCAATAATGTATGTAACACTTTTAAGAAGCATGGGATGTTCTATTCATCACATAGACCACGTGAAGACTTTAAGAAAGAACCATGGGAAATTAAATTAGCAAATACAATAGAGGAGACAGCGTAATAATAATTATGCCTAAATTATAGTATGATAGAAAGAATCTTTATACCCACGGTCAATAGACCTAATGACCAAATAACCTACGAAGCATTGCCTGATGTATTAAAGGATCGTGTTACGCTGGTGGTTCAAGAATGGGAACGTGACCAATACAGTTATGATTGTGATTATCTTGTATTGCCTTCTCACCTGAATAAGAATGATAATCTTTGTCTAGCAAAGACCCGAGATATTATCCATAAAGCAGGGCGCACTATGAAATACGGAATGTTAGACGATGATTTAATATTAGTCAGAAGAAACGCAAAGTATTGGCATAATGAACCTAATATGTTAAAATCAAAGCGACACGCTACGGGCGATGACATTGTGGAATTCATCGACTCGTGTTCTGATTGGTTAGATGAACCTAATGTTAGTTTCTGTAGTCCATCTCACGTTGAATTTGCGCCTGACTCTAGGCTATTTTGCTCAAATGCGGCAATGACGAGTTACGGTTTCTATAATGGGGTAGACTTTAGCAATGTGTTAGATGATTTGCCAACTACGGTAGTGAGATACGGTGAGGATACCCTGTTTGTGTTGAGTTTACTCTCAAGAGGCTACGGTAATAGAATATCAAATGTATTCTGCGTGGATAATAAGAGTCTTGGTGGTAAATTAACGGACACTGTATGGGCTGATAGTAGTTACGATGCTGTATGGGCTGACCATAACCGTATTCAAGAGTTATACCCTCGTTATTTCAAGGTGTTATTGGATGATGATGGCAATCGTATTAAAGGTGGGTTCAGAGACTATGGCAAAGTTGAGTTAAATTACAAGAAATGCTTTAACTCATTCCACAGAAATTTAATGTATAACAAAATGTTCAAAAACTTGACAGATATCGGATCTGTGTTATAATAGTATTAAGAAATAGAGAAAAACATTTTAATTATACAGGAGTTAAAGTTATGATATACAAAAATAAAGTAGATGATAGAGAATACATATTCACTGATAAGATTGGTGGTAAATCAGACAAGATAGCACAGATTCAAGCCCTTGTCAGTATGGATGATTATCCTAGAGACCAACATATTATGTGGTTAGTCGCTAACAACTACATAAAAGCAATTTAATTATACAGGAGACAGCGTAATGAATAACTTTTTAAGCATATATCAATATATTAATGAGAACTATGCGGGTAGTTCTAAAGACATCTTTAAGATGGCAATAGAAGCATATGAAGATGAATATGGTGAAGTTAGTGACCAAACTGCTAACAAATGGTATGAGGAGACAGCGTAATTTAATTTCACTTAGGGGGTTGACATTCGATCCCCATTGTGTTATTATTAAAGAGTTGTAGATTTGTTTTTATTTTAATACATTTAAACTACGTATCATTTTATTTCCTTCAAGTCTACAATACATAAAGATTTTTCCTGTATAGTCAGATTTTTATGTTTAAAGCCCCTTTCGCGTGATGGGGGCTTTTTTTCGTCTGTGATTATGTGTATTAAGTGATAAAGTCGCTAGAATCGAAGCATTCTCGCTCTGGTGTGACTATTTTGTCTTTGGTCTACCTCTGCCTGTTGCAATAGGAGAAGTAATATCGAGTTGAAGTGATTGCATTCCTAGACCCTTTCTTACTTTGGCGTCTATTTCTAACTGCTTGACAATCTGAATCAACCCAAGTTCTTTTGCTTCTTCAATAGTAATGTGACTTTCAATACAATTGAATGTTCTGGTTGAATTCATCATCAGACTTATTGTCCGGGTATTCTAGGATTAGGATTAGGGCTGAATGGGCTTTGTGCTGGTCTTGGTGCATGAATCGGTTGTTTCTCTATTCTCATTGTATTCCTTAAGGATTGCTTTTATCTTTTTAATTCTTTCTCTTTTTTGTATTTGTTCTATTTCAATATTTGTAGGTGGTCTAGGTGTTGGTGCTGGTGCCCAGTAGTTGTCTTCAAGTATAATATGAATTATTCTTTCTGCACCTGCTTTTTTTATTTTATATCCTAACATACTAATATTTAGTATTCTTCTTCTTTGTCTTTTTAGTTTTCTTTGGTTTTTTCTTATAAGCCATAATATCCTCTCTAATCTACGGGTAACCAGAAATGTCTACAATTGTGTCCACCTCTCACTACGAATGGGTCACCTGCTCGTTTACCTTTCCATCTCTCACCAGACCATTTACTTCTTGCTTCTTCTTCTGTAAATGTTCTACCTACGTTACGAATACAAAAATCTCTACTATTTCCGACTATTGAGCCAGTGTATTTGAACTTGTTTAGTCCTGCTTGTTGGGCGCGGTGTTTTATAAATGTAGCATCAAAATCCATAACCTTATCGTGCATTCCTGCTTTCACTGTATCATTAAGAGAACTACCAACTGTAACACCAGCAAACTTCTTTTTAAGGGCATCAGCGGCGATTCTAATTTTGTTTTCTTGTCTTACTGTTGCTCTACGTAAACGTTTTAGTTTCTTCTGAAGTAGGGTTGTTGATAAATCAGTAGTTTGAATGAATAGTCCAGAGATAGCGTGTCTACTGTTCTGTGCTATATTCACTGCTGTTAATCCAGCAATCGCACCAACTACTATTTCAGTATTAACACCTTCTTTGCCTGTGTTAACACTTTCTTCGATTGATTGGTATGCTTGTGCTTTTAGTTCGGATGCAACACGATTATCAAGTGGTGTTATTTCATCACCTACCATCTTTGTGGTGTCTAGTGCTATCTTGTCAAACTCTTTCATATATTCACGGACTTTCAGTGATATGAGTTGTTCAAAATCGTCATTGATTACCCCTCTTAATCCCAGGAGTTCATCAACTGTCTTGGTTTCTAATATTCTTTGAGCAATTCGATTTTCTAAGACTTTACTGGCTGAATCCATATAGTCATCGAACCCGTCCAGTATATCGTCTATAATCTCACTATGCTCCTGAATCTGTTCCGCTGTTGCCATCTAAAATTACTCCAAACTCTGGTGCTTGTGAATTGTCTTCAATTTGTTTAATGATAACATCAATTGCTGTATCATCTTCAATAACAGTTCTTGCAAGTTGTTTTGCAATCTCTGACTTGTATTGTGTGCTTGATACTGGTGCAACCGAAGCCTTAATCAAGAAGTCTAATTCAGTGTAACTATCACGCATATCAAAATCATCAGGATAATCAATCGTTCCATCAAAATCAGTGTCGTAAAAACTAGCAAATAGTTTCCAAATATGTTCTTCTGCAATTTCTAGGTTATCTGCCATCTGGGCTAATTTAACATTAAGCAACTCACGTTCAATCTTCAAACTAACGCCTGATGCTGTTGTTGATGATGTTGAACGCATCGATGATAAATGTGCCATACGGTCAATCATTGAAACTTTCATTTCTATTGCACTAAGAATAGAACCAATAGATGATGAATTTGGTTGTAATAGATAAGGTTTCAAAGACGGGTCAACGTCTTGATCCTCTATAACTATAACAGAACCCGCTCCTGCTGATGCATCTACACCTTCAGTCATCACAAGTGTTGGATGGTTTGAGATGCGGATAACCTGCTCTAATTCTGAAAGTTCGTTGTAAATAGACTTCTGAACGTCTGAAACGTCTGCTATTTGAGAGATACCAATACCTCTTTCGTGTGAGCGTTGAGCATATAAGAAAGTTGCTGGTATAATACCCATTGTATTGTCATACTGTTCAACAACCATATAATGGTCCTCTTTGTCTGTTTCAACTTCATATACAGTAACAACATCTTTATTCCAAACACGATAGACACATTTTTCTTCATCTTCGTATTCTTTAATCTTAAGCATTGTCATTTCATAACGACCATTACGTTGTCTTTCCCATTCCCAATCGACAACATTTTCTGGTGTAATGATTGAAAGATATGGTCTAATACCTTCTGCTAATTCTTCTGCTAATGTATTGGCGTCACTTACTGGTTTATCTAAAATCAAAAGGACGTGTCCGTAGATGTTTGAAAGAGTAGTAGCGTCACGCATTACGGCGTTGAAACTTCTCCCCTCTAGGTCAGCATCTTTTATAAACAGTGTTAACGCCGGATTCTCACTTATACTACCAAATACTCTGTCTGGTGTTTCGCGCCAGATGAAACTGGAATAAGTATCAACAACATTTCTACAATGATTGTCTAATGGAGTTGTCATTAAACGTTTATGATATTCGTTCTGTCCACCTTGTTCTTCTTGTAGATACTTTCGTAGATATTGACCACTTTGATAATCTTTGCCACCGTAATAACTGTTATAGTAATACTGCCAACGGTATACATTCTCTTTGTATAAATTGTGTTTGTTTGTTATTTCATCATAATTCATGTTCTGTTCCTTACATATGTGTGAAACGAGATGGTCTCGCTGATTCTCTAACCGTCTTCTTTATTGGAGAAAGATGCGATACCAAATAACCTAAGGCATCGTTTTGGTGGTCAAATCCACCATCTTTATCTGGAACCGCTGTTCCATCTTTATACACTTGACGTTCTAAACATCTCATTGAGTTTGTGCATTTAGGGTCAATACTAAATCGAATTGTTCCATCTGCACTCTCTAATAGACTATTTACATTATTAACCCTGTCTCTGACTGGGTCGTGTTTTCTTTTTGCTTCTACATTAAAATATTTCTGTAGAATAGTT